ACCTAGATTAGCAGATGTAAGTTGCGCACTTTGTATTGTGTTGGCTAGATCAACATAGCCTTTTAATCCTACATTGGCCGCTGTTACATTAGCATTTAGGGCATAAGAACTTAGATCAACTGTGACGTTAGCAACTACAGTATTAACATAGCCAATTGTAGGAATAACGGTGCCATTGACAGTTAGATTACCTGTAGCATCGATGCCTAGCGGAACCCCACCAACGAATATGGTGTTATTGCTGACAAACAAGTCATTCCATTGATGTGTGATATTACCTAACGAGTATGCTACATTGGCTGTTGGTATAATGCTACCAGGTACTTCTAAGTTGCCTGAACTTCTAAAATTAAAGTTGTTTAAGCCACCTGTTTGGATTACTAATTCGCTACCTGGATTAGTGCCATTTATCTGTGCTATTGCCGCTGTAGTAACTCGTAAAGAAGTTAGTGTAGTTGATGTATTTGTTAGATAACTAAACACATTACTATCAGAATAAAGTGTGCCACCGCCACCACCTACAACATACCCACCTACTGTTGATCCATCATGTAAACGTAACGACCAATTGGTGGTATTGACTACCAACTCGCCAGCCGCACCAGTATAACTACTGATCGCTGTTGAATTACCGCGTCTTAACTGTAATCTTCTTGGTGCAGTCATTATATCGTACCTAGATCAACATTGCCACTGTAGTCTGTGGTGCTGGATGTAAATGCGTCTGTTTCAAATGCTGGATTAATGTTTAGTTCAGCGTAGACCCCAAAATTATCATTGCTGTATGTGGGTGTTTCATAGACTCCATCATATTTAAGGAACGCTAGCTTGTATTTGTTCTGGGGAAGCGTGTTTAAGAAATCGCTGGTCAACATAGTACTAGCAGTAGCAGTTGTGACATTGCTTACAGTCACGCTGACATTAGCTACAACGTTGCCCTTTAAGTAATCAATGATGTACCCAGTAAAGGTCTTGCCGGCGATATTAGCGGCTTTTTGATCCTGATTCTTAAATTTAATGGTTATAGGATTATCCGCACCACGGTAGATTTCTATTGGTCTTTGATACACGACTCGGTTCCTCGTTGTAATGGTAGGATCAGCATAATCCAGAATCTGGACAGTGAAAGTATTTGTATATAAATAACTTGTGATGATTGGCAACTTAGCTGATCCCTTTAGAGTATTTATCGCAATCCTATGGAAGATAGTTACAAGAATTTACTAGATCAATATCCTTTTTTAAGCTTCGTGGTTTATGGCGGTAACGATTATATTGGTATCATACAGAATTCAGATGAAATCATCACCACTATCTACGATTACGCGGCCCTGCGCACCCTGGCACAGCGCAGTCTGTTCCTAGAGCTAGCAGATCAGTGGTGGTGGGAAAGCAATAGACTGGTGCCTATCAACGTATTTTTAAAGCAGGATTGGGTGGAATTTAGAGTTTGCTTAAAAACGTTCAACAGCAAGGATGTGGAAATCAAACATGGACCTTACGTAAGCCTAAAAGAAATAGCTAATAAACGCAGTAAGCGTCGTAGTATTACATTAATTAGGAAGGTTGATTAGTAGATTAAGATTTACCACTACTAATTGACTGTACGCAAGAGAATGGCTCTTTTTAAATGCGTACTCACCCTCAACCTTATCCCAAACAGTAGCACTAACATCTTTCCAAGTACGACCGACTAAATGTCGTTTTCCTGGACGGATCACTGCTAGGAACATAGCTAGTCGTGGAATAGTATCCACAGGCTCTGGCATCTTAAGCAAGGTATCATAGTGATTGTTGATGTGAATTAGTTGACTACAAATTGCAGGATCATATAATTTAGTCCAATCAGGTTCCTGCATCAGCGTAATCAAATGCTCTTCATTCTTAACTTGTTTATAAACGTGTACGTTCAATAGGTCTAATTTCATATAGCCACGATCTTCAGCAATGTTATAATCCAAACTAGCTGATCCTACAAAAGGATCTACAGGTATGTCTGTAGCATACACACCTGTGTTGTGTTTAACTAATTTACCATCACGGATAATGCTAGCTGGTGTGACGTTCAACAAGTCTAACACCTGTTGTCGATCTGCAAAGTCTATGTCAATATCACTACGAAATTTCATTTGGATAGCGGTCAATTATATTTTATAATCTTTGAAGGTTTTAATAATAGATTCGAATTGTTTTTTCATTATAGAATTTACATTTAATAGTTGTAATGTATTATGATAAGATATTATTTTAAGTTTGTCAATAGTCTGTTGATCCCACGACATTTGAGATATTTGATTTAATAAATCGGATATGGCTAACATTCTTTTTTCAGTATCCGATATATTATCATATTCCTCAGACCAAATATCATTGAATGTTTTAAATCCAAGTGATCTAAGATGTTCTAAGAATTTATATGACCCACAAATTATAAATGGTATCCCTGTTAGTAACGCTTTAACTGTTTTTTCTGTCAGATGGAATTCATTATGCTCATACATGCATGTTTCTGCAACTAGCAAAAGTTTAGATTTATTATATAGACCTATAGGAATTGACGAAGAAATCGTATAATACTGGAAAATGTTTTCCAGAGGATCGAATTCATTTAAATCAAGATTCAGATCAACTTCTCTACTAGATTTGCCTAATTCTTTACCGTTATAGTTTAAAATATAATTATCAAAATTAAGTTGCGTTTGCAAAATATTTACAAATTGATTCCGCCAAGATTTTTGAATTCCTATTGTAGCAGAAAAGATAAATTCTTTGTCTATATCAAAATAATAATTTCTATCTTGAAAAAAATCAATTATATTAGAATCTGTAGCACGTTTAATATAATCATATAAAAAATAATGCCAATGGATTAATTCATAGTTTAAATTAAAATCAAATCGATTTTTATCCCACCAGCCATTGGTAAAAAAAATATATCTTTTATTTTTTGGATAATGTAAGAAACAATCGTATACGTGAAATCCTTCCAGGATTAAATCTACTAATATTACAGAAGATGTGGATTGTTTGATTGAGTTAATATCGTAATACGGTATAACAGCTATTCCAGTTGGATCACTGTTAAACAGATTTAATATATCAGTTGAGTTTTTATCCAGATAATGATTAAAATTTTCAAAATTTTTAAAAGAAGATATAAACTCGTTTAAAATTAAATTTTTACAATTAAATGATATCATAGTCGAGCTTCTACTAATATTTGTTTGACCCACTCAGTGTCAGCCACATAGTCTCGAAATTTCTGTTGCCAATAGTCTGGATCTATCCAAGTAAGAATAAGACCAATTTGATCATCGTTAAGAGCATCAAGAAAGTCAACACCGGTATCGCAATTAAAAACAATCCAAGGGCTAACCCTACCATTAGCGATGTGATGACACACGCGATTAGGATTGCCAAACCTAAAATAATCACTAAATCCATTTTTAAATTCTCCATGTTCGTCTGCATAATCCTGCATCTCCTTTAGGGCTCGCTCAAGAGCATCTTGGACTGCTTCTTTACGCATATAACCTCGTAAGTATTCTAAGTATACCTTCTCATGTGTCCAATGGTCAATTTTTTTATTTTCTTTGATCACATAGTCTATAAACATCTTAGGATTAACCGCACGGATACCAACCATGTGGCGGCCAAACTTAACGAACGCACGATAGTAAGGGCTGGCAACGAAATCTCCATATGACTTCATCTTGGCTGAGCCTTGTGTTAGTTCATAGAAGCGTAGGTATGCCTGTAAGCCAAACTGCACGCCAGTTTCTTTTTCTTCTTGCCAACGTCGTTTTTGCTCACAGAGATGCACTGCAAGGCTCGACTCTTTGCGGAACTCTTTGCTACAATATCGACACTTATAGCTCGGCTTTAATTGATTTGTCATCAAGTCCGAGGTTTCGTGCCATGTCTGCAATATCTCGTTTATCATAAATCATGTTTTATTATATAATCGTATAAGAAATTATTCAAGATAGGATAACTGTCTGGTGTATAATGCAATCCCGAAGGGGTACCTTCCTGTTCGAAACTTGTTCCACCATTGTCATGTATATATTGATTAGCTGACCAATTTTCAATATCTATTATACGTGGATTCTTGTTTAAGTATATTAATTTATTCTGATTGATAAACCCAAAATCTGCATTTTCAAAATATTCTCCCGGCGATGAGAATATCACATATCTAATTTTTTTGTGATCTAACCATCCCGAAAAAGTTATTATGTTATTCAGCAATTTGTCTGTATACTTCAAATCTACATCATATCTATATCTATCTTGTATGTATTTGGTATAGAGTTTTTCATCATTGAGTAATTCTGAAGGACGCATAACCCCCATAGGACTATAATCGGTCCAAATATCCTTGCCCCATGGTGCTTCCTGTCTATCCCAAAATGTCAATGAAAGTATAACAAAATCTACAGAATTATTAAAAATATATTCTAGTGTAGATCTAAAAATTCTGTCATTTGAACTACCTTCTAAGGATAAATTAACTGTATGCTCAAAATTCAGTTTGTTTCCTAACAGTTGACAACTAGGTGACCAATTGGTAGTATAACTACATCCATTTATTAATAACGTGCTCAACCTAATTCCTTTTTAATTTCAGAATCTGTCCATCCGAGATTTCGTGCCATGTCTGCAATATCTCGTTTATCATTGATTTTCGCCATTAATTCTATTTCGTCTGATTTCATCGTAGGATATAACTTGGCTAAGAACTTTTGGCTCTTGTTGTCTCCTTCTTTTTTCTTACCTTTGAGCCAATAGTGGAATTGGTTGCCCATACCAGGACTAACTGATGTACAGGCTAACCACTGTAGCTTGGGGTGTTTACCTAGATCAAAGAAGTTCTTGTTAACACGCTCATTGGTAGCCATGAGATAGTAGGCCTGCATGTCTGCATTGCCTGATACATTAGCACCATATTTCAGCATTAGATATGTTGAAAAGCTCTTACGCTGTTCGTCGGTAAATTTGTCATAGTACGCACGATCCTTGCGATCAAATGCGGCCATTTCATTACCAATATATAACGGATCTGGGTTACTCACTAGCGACCTTTACGTAGATAGTTTAAGATATGTGCTACACTTTGCTGTAAGTCAGCGTATTTGTTTTTTATAGTTTCTAATTCTTCTGCTTGCCTGCGCACACGATCTTCTAACTGTGTAAATGCCTGCTGACCTTCACGTATAGTCTTGTCGTGACTCATTAAGTTTGGGCGTGGTGGAGCATTTGGATCTACTGCTCGTTTCTTTTTCTGTTTAAATTGGTTTGGGTTAAATGCCATCTTCATAATCCTCTGAGAGCTTATATATAATTATACATTTTTCTACAGCTTCTGTCAAGGCTGGATTTAAGTTTCTTTTTCGGTATATTTCATTCCACATACGTTGTTCTATCTGTTCTTTGGCTAGCCAACTTTGTCCAATCATTATACGAGATTCTAGGGGTTCCCCAATCTCTCGGGCATAGGTAGTTTCGCCGCCATCTGGGCTTTCATATACGTAGGTTGCACCTGGTTTTAAATTACCCATTCCAATGTCTCAAAATACCTGCTATGATAAACAAGTTTGTAGCGATATATAATAATACTATCGCTGTCCTAATTGTCGCAATAACATCTGCTTCTTGGTCAGTTACACCCTCTTTTTGTCCAAGGGCCTTGGCCCAAAGTCTCCACATGCTCAATCCTTTCTTTACCATATTTTACCGTAGTCAACTACTTCACTTTGACGACTGATATCTTTAACAAAATAAGCACACAATGGATGTGGACTATCGTTGATTGGCACTGCCAACATCTGCCCCGGACGTAGTTTTGGAAAATACCATTTGACGTCCTGATAGATATCCACGATCTCGATTTGATGAAACTCTGGTTTAAAGCTGTCTAAAGGATTAAAACAGAACACGCTGAACCCACGATCATTGATACTAGTCAAAGGTATAACTTCTAGGTCACCAAAGTCTGGTTCACCGATGAGTATCTGCCAATCCACAGGCATTTTAACTAGGTTGCCACCAATGCGTAATACCAGCGCAGGGCTATTAAAACTTTCTAAAAAGATCAATGGAATAAAGAAGTAGTCAGGATTTTTTGGATCGCTGTTGTCTAATATAGCGAAACGTAGATCCTCGACCTCATCTGGTATCTCATTCATCTCATACGCTGTGTTTTCTAGGGTTAGTATATACATAAATTACTGCCAATCAGTCTTTTCAACGATGAATGGGTAGTTAGCCTCCTTGTAAAATTGCTTTCTTTTAGTTAAATGCCTTTTGGCAAACTTACATGTACTTGTTATGTCCCAGATTTGGACGAAGTCTTTGTCTTCCGCTTTGCGGATGCCACGCCCAATACTTTGGATGACCCTAACAAAACTCTTACCAGGCTCAATAAGAACAAGGTTAAAAACACGAGGAATATTGATACCGACAGCAGCAACGCCATAGGTAGCAACAATAACTTTATCATCCATGGTCGCAATGTCGTCATATTGTTCTTTTCTATCATCTGCTTTAGTGCCTCCTGACACGAATACAGCATCTTTAATTTTTTCTATTAATGCACGCCCTGGCGCGATACGATCTACTAGGACCAAGGTATTACCTGACTTACGGATTGACTCTACCAACTTGGCGATATAATCCAATCTTGCTTCTGTTTCTAATAGATATCTTAATTCACTTTGGTAATCTTTATACTCTACATGATCAACTAACTGTAGAACATTTACATGACAGTTAGCAAGTACACCCTGCTCTTGTAATTCACTGGCACTTAACCGGCCAATAACGTCTCCAATTGAACACTTTAGGCTGACAAATTCGTAATCTTCCTTAGGTATTGTGCCAGTTAATCCCCAGCGTATAGGTACGTGTGCCATTACACCAGTGAGCAGAGTTTTAAGCGCATCTGCCTTGGCCATATGCACCTCGTCAACCATGACACAGACCACATCTTGTAGGAACTCACCAATGGTAATATCTACTTCATGGTTACGTGATCCTTTAAGTAGGATATTCAAACTTTGCCAAGTACATATAGTATGTGTCTTGCCAAATTCTTTGCGGTCTCCAAAATAAACTCCGACGTCAAGTCCCATGTTTATATAGTCTGCTTCTGTTTGTGTAACCAAACTCTTGTTTGGAACGATGACAATAGTACGGCCATGCGGCTCACAGCAATAACTCAGTGCCGCAGTGATTAGTGTCTTGCCTGCACCTGTGGCGATTTCTTGTAGGCACTGCGGATTCTCAAGGAACTTGTTGATAATCTCAACTTGATAATCACGTAAGACGATTGGTTCGCCTGCCATAGGATGTTTAGCAGGCCACATGATATGTTCAAAGGTTGTTTCAGTAACTTCTTCAAAGTCATACTGTGTTTTATAATCACGTAGATCTTCTAGTTCTAGATGATATCCTTGACTGTCTAGATAAGGAATGATCTCTGGCAATAGATTAACGTAGGTACTACCACCCATTTGGAAGAATGCTATCTTGCCATCCCAACGTCCTAGACGGACTGCGGGCAAATAGCGTGCACCAGGAATCTCGTACTTGAACATGTTACTAAGTTCTTTGCGTTCATGTAAATCTAAGCCTTCTATCTTTACATTAACTTCATCTTTAATTATTAGTCGGGCCAAGGCCATTAGTCGTATTCTCTTATTTGTGTTGCGCCGTAGTAGATAATTTTTTCTGCTCTACGAGTCCAGTCCATCTTACGTCCGCCAAACATCATCTCAAATGTTGTGACCATTAACGGCACAGGAAAGTCCCAGGTCGCAGGTATCTTTCCAGCATATACTACTTTAACACGATATGGATCATAATCGCTAGTCTTAGTCTTACCATTTCTGTCAAACCTGACTATTTCTTCTTCTTCAAATCTTGATAAGTCTATGTCAAACAAGGTAGGATTATAAATGCAGACGGGATAACGATCAGTGATCTCAGCATAGTCAAATATCATGTTTAAGTGTGTAGGACTTGGTGGTAAATGTATGCTGTGCTTACTACCAATGGCCACTAGTGCTGTAGGATAATGTTCCATACAGTAATTCTTGATATCATCATCTATGTTGTAACCACATAGACCAGCATAGTCAATTAACTTGACTAGATTATCTCGACCAAACCCACCACGCTGTTCTATATATTCATTTAAACTTGTTGAGGCGTTGGTGATAGCATACCCATTACCTTGTTGGACCAGTTTGATCTCATAAAGTTGCTGTTCGCATTCGAGTATCTGTGCAAATAACTCCTGCACCTGATGATCAACTTCAAACCCATAACCGTTAGCCCAAGGTATGATCCAATTGACATTGTATTCTGTGATGGCCAAGTTCCATAGTTTTTTATCACGATCATACCAGGCCCGACCTTGACTTTCTTCTCTGAAGTTTTGTAGCTCTTTGATCAGGTCATTGTCATAGGGGAACTTGACTACTATGTGGTCACCGTCTAACCAAACAGCCCGGGTACGATCCATCTTACGTGGAGCCATTCGGAACACAGGCGTCTCTGCTGGACCTACATCTATACCCAACTTGGCAAACTGTCTGCGGTACTTTAATACCAGTTTAACTGCTAGTTCTGCTTGCTTATCAGTGAGAGCTGTACCAAACACAGTTGTTGATGCCATGCTGTTTACTATGGCTATGTCATAGCGAGCTAGGCTTATTCTGTTCACACTGTGTGGTGTTATTAAAGCAGTAAGACCCACTTCATAACCACCAAGGTATTCCAAATAGTCTTCGACGTGCGGATAGGTTATCATACTATTAGTATATGGTGGTTAGTATTGAAAAGTCAACCTAAAAAGAAGCCCGGGTATCGCTACACGGGCTTTGAGGTCATCGCACTAGGAGCTAGACAATAGATAAGTGCGATGAAAACTGTTACTAATATTTAATAGGTGCGTTATACTGATCACGCAATTTTGATATTAGATCTTTCTTAGTAGGTAATTAATGCCAGCTAGACCAAAGTTGATTAATGCGCCAATCAAATTACCAGTACCCAGGGCGTCAATCCCAAAGGCCGTAAACAAGCCTATCAAGAACCAAGTAACCTGCACTGAGTTTATATACATCCACGTTCTAAATTTGTCATACATATACTACTCCTTAGATTGATTTCATACAAGTTGATAAAGCCAACGCAGACCATTTTAATGGAAAGCTCTTGCGTAACTGAGCGATCTTGATAGCCATACGCAATGAAACTTCACGTAACTTGTTTTGGTTTGTTGTCATAAAGTCAATGATCTCGTCCTGTTGGATCTGATCAAAGTCATAGTCTTCAAATAACATACCTGTGCGTGCGATCTGCTTGATACGCAGGATCTTATCACGCATGGTATCTAAAGTTAGATCCAAATAGTGACAACGTGATTGGATAGCATCCAAGTGATCACGTGTTTTTTGCGATTTCATTTGATCAAACTTTAAGTTTGTGATAAAGATAACTCCGCCTTTGAAATCGAACTGGTCTGGAATACCTTCGTTGCGTAGGCTATGGCTATCTGCTAACCATGAGATCCTACGTTTTTTACCTGAGTCAAGTGCACCTTTGAGCAAGTTCAAACATACATCATCAAGTAAGATGCTGTCACAGTCATCAAACACGATAACTGAGTTGTCATCACTATACTTGTAAAGTGCCTTATACATACCTAATGCGCTTGCCGTACCTTTGATCATTTCACTCTTAACACGACGTCCTGAGATCTGATCAAAGAGGTTTGCTTTTTCTAACTGCGATTCGATACCATATGACTTACCAACACCCGGAGGGCCTGCTACGATCATAGCACGGATATCTCCGTTTAATACTGCCTTGGTCATGTCATCTAAGATTTCAAATCGTTCTGCGATGCGAGCGATAACTGTTTCGTCATCTTCTTGTGATGCTACCACAGGTGCTTCCGAGGCGTCTACTAGTTCATAATCTGTAAGACTAGATACATTAACACGGATCTTGTCTTTACCAAAACGACCAGTGCCGTCTACTGTGATATAACCACCTTTACTACCTAATTGGAATTGTTTGATGAGTGGAAACACTTCATCTCGAACTTCTTGATTGCGATAACTGCCGCTTTTAATTTTTACGAATGCCTGCATTTGTCTAGTCCTTTATATTAGTTAAAATATGAAGCAGTTGTCTGCTTTCTTATTATAGTAATATTATAGCACCAAAAAGTGGTTTTGTCAACCAGATTTTAGTCAGCTCTTGCACCCATATAAGCCTTGAATCCATGCTTGCTTAAGACTTCTGCATAGGCATGGGCACCAGCTTCTTTAACGTCCATGCTTTGACCGTTGTATCCACCAGGACTCCAAAGGTTTAAACATTTAGCTCTCCAGCTTTTCTTAAAGCCAACTTTAAGTAGTTCTTTGGCTTCTTTTGAGTTAGTGCGAGCTACAAACACATCTACCCAGGCAAAACCACAATACATTGGTTCACCGTGCTGGGCTAGATAAGCGTTTTCTGCTGTGATTGCGGCCTGACGTGCTTCGTTGTGAATTGCTTGAATATCCATT